ATATGATCAGAGAATAGCAGCTAGATCATTAGCTAGCTATGAGTTATCTAAACATGAATCATGCGCATTAATGCAATATGTTTTATTTGAAAATTTTGTTAAAAATTATCCTGTTTTATAAAACCGAGGAATCAATCAATGCAAATGAAACTACCTAAAAAGGCAGCTAAATCTAAATCTAAAAACATGGATGCTGCTGAAGATAAAAAACTAATCAAAAAAGAAATCAAAAAAGTGATGAAGAAAAAATAATGACTGAACCTTTCGATATATTATGGGGATGTTCTTATATACCAGAATTAGTATATAACCAGATCATGAGAGAAAGATTAGAAAAAATAATGTTAATGCGCTGGTATAAGAAAAAGAGAAATAAAAAATGGTAGAACAAAATTGTACTTCATTTGATATGTCATTAGATGTTGGTTCGGAAAGTGTATTAGTTATATATGATTTTATGGGCAGCATGGCAACGCGAAATTTAGATAAAAGACATATCGATCTAATTAACGAAACCACTGATATTATTAAAAGCTTATATAAAAATAATGATACAGCGTAATTTTGTATGCAATCGCACTGCTGAACGTTTCTTGAAAGACACGACTAATGCAGTGCAGTTGTTATTTGGACCCGTTGGTTGCGGTAAAAGTTCTACTGCAATGGTCAGGCTATATATGGATGCAATGCTGCATGTTAAGCCAGGCCACGACGGTGTTAGACGATGCAGAACAGTAGTAATAAGAAATACATATTCACAGCTAAAAACAACAACGATTAAAACGTGGTGCGAGTGGTTTCCGCAAGAGATTTTTGGTGATGTGCGTGGTGATAGTCCAATGACTCATCACATTAAACAAGACGGTATAGACTGGGAAGTAATATTTTTAGCAGTTGATTCATTGAGTGATATGCAGCGTTTAAAGTCATTAGAAGTGACTAATGCGTATTTAAACGAAGCGCAGTTTATTGGTGATGTAAGTGTGCTAGAGCAGGTATTAGAGCGTACAAATCGATATCCGGGCAAGATATTTGGTGGTGGATTGGGTGATAAGCGGGTTTATTTAGACTGTAACCCACCAAGCACGCGGCACTGGATTTATCAGAAATTTGAATTGGAAAAACCAGAGGGGTGGATTAAGTATCACTATCCACCAGCGCTACTAAAAGTTGATGAAAAGTGGGTTAACAATCCCGCTGCTGATTATGTAGAGCAACAAAATGACCCGGAATATTGGGTTAAGAATGCGCGTGGCGCTAGTGAAGAATACATTAAAGTTTCGCTGTGCGGTGAGTACGGTATTTTAGAAGAAGGTAGACCCGTACATAAAGAATATAATGATCGATTGCATTATGCAGATAAAGTTTTAATTGCGAATGATCAGATTGAATTGGGGTTAGGTTGGGACTTTGGTAATACCCCTGCTTGCATAGTTGTGCAGCTAATGCCAGACGGCCAATTGCTGATTCTAGACGAGTTTTGGACTGACTATATGAGTGTGCGAGGGTTCGCGCAAAACGTCGTTATACCGCAGTTAGACAAGCTTTATCCATGGTGGCGTGAGAACTATATAAGTCGTCACGATCCAGCTGGCCAAGCAATGAATGCTGACGGCGGAACGTGTCAAGAAATATTGCGAGAGCTGGGTATTATCTCAATGCCAGCTGATAGCAACGCGGCTGAGTTTAGACGTGATGCGATGAAGTATTTTTTAACTAGAATGCCCGAGGGTAAGCCTGGATTGCTAGTTTCTTCTAAGTGTCAGTTGATACGCGAAGGATTAATGGGTAAGTATCAATATGAGTTGATTAAATCCACAGCGTTAAGTGGTGATAAACAGTATCAAGAAAAGCCTAAAAAGAACATTTGGAGTCATAGTTTAGAAGCGTGCGAGTATATTCAAACTCATTATGCGCAGAATGTAAAAGCACCGAAAAAATCAGAAACAAAACCGTATATCGTAGCAAGTGGAAATTTCATGGGGCGCTAAAGGATGGCAGCTTTAAAGAAAAAGGAAGAAAAGCCAAAAAAGGCTAAGAAAGTTGACAATAAAGTTGACGATAAACCATCAGAAAGCGATGAAAGGTTGCGCAAATGCGGAGATATGGTTGACAGTTGGTTCAACTACTTTAATGAGCATTTAGAGCGCGCTAGAAATCTATTACAGTTTTTGTATGTAGATGGATGGGATCAAGAAGTAAGACGTCAGAGAGAAGCCGCTCAACGTCCTACACTCACATTTAATAAAATCGTTCCGATCGTTCGTTCAATACTTGGTGAACAAAGAATTAATAGCGCGCAATTAACTGTGCGTGCATGTGATAAAAATACTCCGCAAGAATGGGTTGATTGGCGCAATGATCATTTGCGTTATGTTGCATATAAATCTGAATCTGATGTTGCATATCAAACCGCATTTAAAAACGCATTAGAAGTTGGTTGGGGTGCGATTGAAGTTGATATCGAATATGAGAGTAGAAATACGCTTAATCAGTGCATGTTAGTTAAAGCGATTTATGATTATCAAGTCGCATTCTTTGATCCTGCTGCAACTGAGTCTAATAAATCAGATGGTGATTTCTGCGGTAAGTATTGGATCATTTCTAAAGATGATTTTAAGCGTAAGTGGCCAGATGTTGAAAACCCACAAAGTATGGGGAACACGTATTATTTTCAGTGGCAAACAGATGACACTGTGACTGTGTGTGATCTCTATTATAAAGACTATTTTAAGAAGACCTTGGTTCGTTTATCGAACGGTCGTGAAATGGAATTGTCTGAAGCGAAAGAGTTATTAGATGAGCAGCAAGACATCTTAGATCGCATGAGTGAAGAAGAATTATTTAATGCTGAATTGTTGGGTATGGAAGCGCTAGAGATAGTCGAACAAGATACCATTATGGACTTCAAAATTAAAAAAGTCCGCATGGTGCAGAACGCTATTTTAGAAGAAAGCGATTGGCCAGGAAATATATTACCGATTGTTTATGTTGAAGGCGATAGCACGGTAGTAGATGGAGAAAGAATACCTCTTCCCTTCATTTTAGAAGCAGTAGATTCACAGAAATTAGTTAACTATTACGGCTCTGAAATTGCGTACAGCATATTGAATGCAAGACGTGAACAGTTCATGGCGACCCCTCAGCAAACTGCTGGTTTTGAGCAGATTTGGAGACAACCACAGAATGTTCAGGGTGTATTGTATTACAACCCTGATATGCGAACAGGTAATCAACCGCCAGTTCAAATTGCGCCACCTGTTTTTAATGCGGGTTTATTGCAAGCGCAGCAAGATACAACTATGCAGATTAGTCAAACCCTTGGTCGTTATGAAGAGTCAAGAGGTGAGGAGTCTAATGCGCAATCAGGTATTGCAATTAATAGTCGTAAACATGCAAGCAATTTAGCAGTTAATGTATATGACGATAACTTGAATCGCGCAATCTGTCAGATTGGTAAAATCCAAATGGATTTGATGCCGAAGCTTTATAAAGATCAGCGTGATATTAATTTGCGTGATGCGGAAGGGAAGTTAAGCACAATTACTATTAATAAACCAAAAGAAGGTTTTAATTTCGGCAAAGATGATGAAGACTTTGATATTGAAATGGAAAACCCGGTAGATAAGGGGGAGTACAATATTGAAGTGCGTGTAGATGGTAGTTATGACGCTCAGCGTGCAGAAGCATTGGAAACATATTTGAAATTTGTTCAAATGTATCCACCAATGGCGCCGTTAATTCCAGATTTAATCGCTGAATCTTCTGGATTGGAAACAGCTAATAAGTTAATGGAACGTGCAAAAACTATATTGCCGCCGGATATTAAAGCGATGGAGGATGGGTTGCCACCACCTCCTCCTCAACCTAATCCAATGCAGCAAATGGAACAGCAAAAAATGCAGTTGGAAATGAAAGGAATGGCGCTAAAAGAGCAAGAATTGCAGCAAAATGTAATGCTAAAACAAGCGCAAATTCAGATTGATGAGAAAAAACTATTTAATGAAAATATGAAGATGCAACTTGATGCGCAGCAATATGGTTTAGACGCTCAAGTAGCTGAAACAAAGGCTATTGCGGACATTCAAACAACCAAGGTTAAAGCAGATGCTGAAATTAAGAAAAGCTCTATAAACCTGGCTACAGCGCATGTGGTGCATCATACAAAGCGTGCTGACAATATTCATAAGGCTAGGATGAGTGCTACTAAGGCTAATCAACAGCAGAGAGATAATGACAAATAAATTTTATCCATATTGGGTTGTTTATAAAAATGAAATTGAATCTATGCTTAAAGATGCCAATGTTAAATTTCCACATATGGGTAGATATAAATTTAGTGAAAAAGAAATTGCAATATTAAATCAACAACAAAAAGAGAGTAATAATGAGATATAACGAACACTACATTGACAGGTTATTCAGTATTTCTAGATCTGAATATGACAGTTGCGAATCTGAGATAAAAGAAATAAGAACGCTTTGTTTTGAGTTGATCGTTGAGGTGGCGAAATTAGAAGAACAAGTCAGAGGATTTAAAAGAAATGGCAATGCTGAAGTTAAATACAGAAGTACAGCAGCATGACGAAGGGGCAGATAATCTTGAAATGGAGGTTATTGACAAGGAAACTACGGATAGTGAACCGTCTATTGATGATTTGCCCCTTCCTGATGCTGATGATGAGGTAGGTGACGAGGAAGTCACTGAAGAGGCAGAGAAGCCTAAGAAAACTAAAAAGGATTTCATTCTTGAGCGCAAGGAAAAGCAGCTTGAGAAGCAACGCGCAGAAGCTGAGCATTGGAGACAAGAAGCTGAAGCATTAAGAATTAAACAAGAGCAATTGCAACAAGTGCAGTATCAACAACCGCAGCAAGGTGCACCTGTTAGAGAAGATTTTGAGTCTGAAGATCAGTGGTTAGACGCTCGAATGGACTGGCGAGAGAATCAGAAACAACAGAAATATATTGCTGAAAAACAACAAGAAGCATATGCAAAAAGTTTAGCTGAAAGCAAGCATCATTATGAAAAAACAATAGAACGTGGTGCTGAGAAATATTCAGATTTTGATGAGATTGTTAAACCTATTTTTAGTCCTGGATTCCCTACTAATGAAGGTTTGGCGCAAGCTATTTTTAGATCAGAATTTGGTGATGATATTTTAGTATTTATGGGAAAGAATCCTGAACATGCTAAGAAAATAGCTAGCATGAATCCCATTGATGCTATTAAAGAAGTGGCAAAACTAGAATTAAGATTTAAAGAGAAGCGAGGAGTTAAAAAAGTTACCGCTTCTGAACACAAACCTTTATCTAATATTAAAGGAGGTTCGGCAATTATGACACCAAATAAAATTGCTGAAATGCCGCAAAAAGAATTTGAAGAGTATTACAAAAAGAATTTTACACGCAAAGCATTCTAGTAAGTAGTGGACTCTACTAGTCATTAAATAGTATGTATTAAATCGATAGCAACGTTACAGCTACGCTCCACCGCAAGCGGTAAGTCAAAGTTCGCTTTGATGCGAGTTATATACGACGGCAACGTAAAGCCAAGGATGGGCATAAGCCCAAAAATATAACTCAATTCAAGGTGAAATAATGGCTAATACATTACTTACGAATGACATCATCAGCAAAACAGCATTGATGGAATTCAAAAATAACTTAGTGATGGCAAAAACTTGCCGTCGTCAATATCAAGAAGATTTTAACGTTACTACTGGTTCGACTATTCGCATCAGAAAACCAACTCGCTACACAGTTCGAGAAGGTCGTTCGTTACAAGTTCAGAACATTCAAGAACGTCAAGAAACATTAACTATTGCGTATCAAGACGGTGTTGACGTTGCAGTAACATCACAAGAATTGTCTTTACAATTAGACGATTTTAATCGTGATATTTTAACTCCAGCTATGTTGCAGTTAGCGAATAAAGTAGATCAACGTTTATATAACACTACTTTAGATATCTACAATGCAGTTGGTACCCCTGGTTCATCTCCTAACTCTTTTGCTACTGTTAACAATGCTGGTGCATTACTAACATCCTACGGTACTGAGTTAAAGAATCGTTTTGCTATGTTCAGCCCAACTGATGGTGCTGCTGTGCAAAATTCTTTATATAACACGTTCAACGAGCAGTTCAATAAATCAATCATTCTAGATGGCATGATGGGTAATTTGGCTGGTTTTGACTGTTATCAGGTTCAGAACACCATTCGTCCTGTTGTTGTTAGTACACAATCTATTGGTACGCCTTTAGTTAACGGTGTTAGCCAATCTGGCGCTGTGCTGAATGTTGATGGTTTAACAAACGGAATGACAATCTATAAAGGCGCTGTATTTACCATTGCTGATGTATATGCAGTGAATCAAATCACACGCAATCCATTAATCAACTTGCAACAATTCGTTGTGACTGCTGATACGGTTGTTAATGGTTCTGGTCAAGCTGCATTGCCTATTGGTCCTGCAATTGTGTTGACTGGTCCTTATCAGAACGTTAGCGCAGGTCCAGTTGATGGCGCTGCTTTAACCTTCGTAACCGCTCAAAGCACTCGTAACATTGCTTATAACTCTGAAGCATTCACTTTGGCTGTTATTAAGCTTCCAGCTGACAACAACAACGGTGCATGGCAGCGTGCGATGGTAGACAAAGATGCGAACGTTTCTATTCGCATGACTCGTCAATACGACATCCAAAATGATCAAGACATTATACGTTTTGATATTTTGTATGGTGTGAAATGTTTCCCTGAATATGCTGGCATTATCTGGGGCGCATAATTGTTAATGATATGGGCGGTATTGTGCCGCCCATTATTATAGGAGAAAGGAAATGCATTTTATTTATCATCCAGAACATGAAGCAAAAATAGTTGATTCAGTTGAATTTGAAAAATTATTAAAGAAAGGTTGGTTTGATTCTCCGGCTAAGTTTCCAGTTAAAGAAGAAAAAATAGTAGTCCCATATGAAACAAAAGATGAAGGATTATCCGAAGTTATTAAAACTAAAGAAGTAGAAGCCAAGGAAGAAAAATGATCGCAGGATTATTGATTAGACAGGCGTTATTGCTCGCTGGTGTTATTGATGAGCAAGACGAAGTAATTGGGCAATATGAAGCTATAGGACTTGCTAGCCTAAATAATCTCATTGAGATGTGGGGTTCGCTTGGTCCTTATATTTCATATCCTGAAACCATTACTATTGATGTTGTTACTGATCAATACATCTATCCTGTCACGCCTGTAATTACTGAAGTTTTAGAAGCGAATATCATGACTGAGAGTAATGTACTTACAG